TGTTAAATTCAATTATTTACCAAAAGAACTCAAAGTCTTAAGGTAGGAGTCCATAGAACCTGAAACGAATTCAGGTGAACTATCTACACCTTCAGACAGAGTTTCTGTCTTGGTTGTAGTTGAAGTTTTCTCTGCGAAGTATGATTCCTTCAGCATCTCCAACTTTTCACGATATTGCTCTTCACTTTCAAACTCAACACTTTCGGAAAGTGATGCGAGTTTCTCCTTCTGGGTCGTTGCGAGACCTTCAGAGACTTTATCGAAAATGCCATCGGCAACCGACTCGGAGAGACGCTTGTTAAGTCCAATGTTCTTCTCAATTTGCTCGTTGAGTTTAGCTTCCATATCATCAAGTTTTTCTACCATGCTCTCAAGCACATCATATTTTTCTTCAGGGATTGATACATAATGTTCTTCAAAAAGACCCTTCATTCCTTCCAGGAACGATTCGGTCATTTCGCTCTTGAGACCGTGCTCAATGACGAGAGCGTTCTCGGCGAACCACTCGTCAGCAACATACTCAAGATAAGAATCAACACGCTCAGCGAGTGATTCTTTTGCTTCTGCAACTTGCTCTTCAAGTGCAGCAGCATACTTTGCTTCTAATTCTTCTTTAACGACAGCAACCTTAGCATTGATTGCTGCTTCAAAGATGGTCTTTGCCTTTTCTTTGAATTCCTCGGAGAGTTCTTCGCCACCAAGGAGAGCATTGACATCTTCTTCGACATCATACTCTTCGGTAGTTTCTTCAACTTCCTCTTCGACGACTTCATCGACAATCTCAGGAGATTCTTCGATGACTTCATCTTCTGTTGAGAGTTCTTCTTCTTCCTTCATGGCTGGTTTAGCACCTTTGTTTACTACATCCTTAACTTGCTTAAGGGTTGCGCCAGGAGTCTTCAGTTTTGCTGAATCGTCATCTGGTTTGTAGTTCTCTGGTGTAGGACCACCGAGATCTTCATAAGAACCAGCAACCGACGTATCCATGCCCTCTGCTGGTTTTGCGTTAGCATTAACAGCGGACTTGGATTGCTGTGTCTTTACTTCCATTTCTTGTAATTTTTTGCCACGAGACATTTGAACTCTCCGATTTACCTTTATTAAATCTATATTTATTTATAAATTAAAATATTTAATGTGTATCAATATCAAATACTATTGAGAAAATCATTGAACAGATTTAACTTCTGCTCATCGAGTCTCTTTTGATCAACCAATGTATTGATCTGTTTGTATGTTTTTTCTGCAAACTTCTCACGAAGAATGCCTCCGTCCCATACCCATTCTTTTCCTTCCATAATGCCTTCAACGAAAGCATCAGGTGCAGAGGGATCAGCAACAATATCAGCAGCAGTTGCTAACATAAAATCATCGCCAACGATGTTTACCCCCTCACGGGTCATTTTAAGAGACCCAATACCACGAGAAGAAACGCCAAGTTTGACTCCTTCTTCAACTAAAGAAGAAGCAATCTTGCCCATCGGAGTATTCAGAAGTTTTGCTTTACCGATAAAATTAGAACCACTCTCTCGTAAAGAGACAATTTTGTGTGAAACTCTGTCAAGATTGACGGTTGGACCATCAGGGTGACCGAGTTCACCAAGTGCTCTACCAGCTTGAATGTGGTTTTCATTGTATCTACCAACTTCCTTGCGGAGAGTTTCCATAGGATACATACGACCATTACGGTTTTTAATGTTACCCTGAAGGAAAATACCCTCAATGAACATTGATTTCTTGCCGTTCTTCTGTTCGACAAGAAACTCTACTGATTCAATTTCCTCTCTAATTAGTTTCATGTCTGTTCCTTAGCGTCTTTGAACTTGTTGTACATATAAAACTCCTGCTGTACCTTCGGTTAGAGCAGAAACTTTAACGGATTTTCTTAAAGTAGAATCTGTATGAGAAAATGCGGTAAGAATTCCACTAGTATTGGCATCAACCGTTACTGAAGTTTGGAAATTACCATCACGACCAGAAGTTGTATTTACAGCAGTCACTTTAGAGTGACTAATAGCAGTTGTATAATCTGCAAGATTTGCTGCAGAAAGGGTAACTCTATCACCAACAACGAATGGCATTTGAGTTCCTTCGGGACAAGTAAGAACTGTCGAAGTTCCGGTGGTAATACCGATAACTCTTTGCGATGCTTTTGTTACTGCGAGTTCTTCTGGTTGACCAGTAGTAACTACAAAATCAGCATTAGTTGCATCGTCATCACCATGAATTTTAACAAAAGCATTTGCTCCAGTCGCAATTATACGAACAGTGTCACTCTGAATAACAAACGCACTCGTTGATGTTGCAGTTCCACTTGTTGCAATTGACGATCCCGTCCCAATAGGTCTATGTGCCATTACTTTTATTAATAGTTCATTTGCTAGTTATTTATAATCAAACACCATCACTGGTTTCAAGTTCATCATCGATGATTTCGTCATCTTGAATTTCATTTTCGATTTCAGTGTCATCACCAAATAAAGAGTTTGCCACAACCGGACGGAATGCATCAACTCTTTCTGCTGTTTTTGTATACAGCATATCTTTAATAGTATCACTGATTTGAGATGGAGACTCATCACTCACCATCATATCCATTAATTCATCCATGTTATGTATATTAATGATCTTTTCTATTTATATTTCCCCACCCTTGGGCATTTCTGGTGCTTCTGTTGCAGATCCATCTATCTCAGGTTCCATAACTGGAGCACCTAAGTCTCCGCCTGCACCAGCATCAAGAGGTAAACCAGTTTGAGGATCGATAGTTGCAGGATCAGGAATAATACCTTCTTTAATTTCTTTCTCAATCAGTTTATCTTGTTCGATAATTTCAATATCAGTCTGACGCAGAATCTTGCGTCTTACATAGTCTTGAGAATAATATTTGCCAACATATGGTTGTGCAGTTTCTGCAAGTGACAATCTCTCATTTAAGAGTTCTGCTTCTTTCAGTTCAGAGAAGTGATTGTCATACAGGAAGTCATACTGAATGTGCTCACTCATTCTCTCCCAATCTTCAGGAGTAATGATGTTCTTAAGAATCAATTGAGTCTTCAGCATGTCATTGAACATGTTGGAGAATCTCTTTCTCAAACGACCAACAAACTTGGTGAATTTCAGTTCGTCTCTGAGGATTTCAGATGATCGACCGAGATTAAATCCGCCTTCGCCATCCATGCGAGACGGCGGGACGTTGAGCGATCTGTATAACTTCTTTTTAAAATACTCAATGTCTGTGATTTCTCCCAGATTTTGTCCTCCTGGAAGAGTAGAAATTTCAGTACCACGTCCTCCTTCTCGTCTAGGTAACCAAAAATCCTCAAGCATAGCCATATATTTTTTATCATCACGGATCTCCCCAGTGTCTGCATTGTATACAAGTTTGTTACGATAACGCATCATAACATCACGAAGATATTGCTCTGCCTTTACCTTTGGAAGGTTACCAACATCAATATAGAAAATTCTACGCTCTGGTGCTCTTGATAATCTGTAGATAACCAAAGAGTCCTCAATCATTCTCAATTGATTGAGTGATTTAATTGCTTTATGGAGATATGAAAGATTGTTGCCTTTGTTTCTATCTACAAGACCTGATGTGCAATAGACAACAGAATCTTTTGTCATCTTAATTCCTTGACTTGAACCCGATTGCATTGGGTTTGCGCTTGGGAATTTAGTCTTTGGATTGTAGATGAAATACTCTTCTAATTCAGGAAAGTCATAATCCATTGGATTATCTTTCTGAAGATTATTAAGTCGTCTAAGTGCGTTTGCTTTATCGCCTGGTTTCTTTTTCTCTTGTCTGACGTAACGCATCTTCATTGCGTCAATATAACGCAACTCTTGAATACCTGCAGTTGGATCTTTTAGATCAATAATTTTATGGTAGAAAATACGACCATCAATATACCAGTTACGATAGATTTCGTGTGCCTTCTTATCGAAATCTAAAAGATCAAGAATATACTTGAACTCTTTACGAATTTTATTTTTAATGCCATCACTAGCATTCAAGTTTGATAGTTCAATTTCTACTGGACTATCATTACTATCAGATACAACAGCTTCATTTACAATATCTTCAATGGCACTGTCCACTTCAGGATGCAGTGCCATCTCACGATAGCGTTTGATTAATTCAAACTCTGTTTTATATACGCCTTCTAAGTCAACATAAGAACCAAAAAAACCACTACTCGCATAGTGATCAACCCCATCCTCATTGTTAGGAGGAATGGGGGAGACCGCTCCGGGAGATAGTGGTTCAGCGTCCTCTATCGAGAACCCAAATAACTTGGCCATAATTTATTACTGGTTTATCTTTCTTCTATTTATTAACCGTTAGGACCGCCTGCATTTACAGATCTAAAGGTCTGTACTTGGAATTCTACAGTGAATTCTTCAATTGTATCACTGCTATCATAAGAAAGATCGATCTGTGAAACATTTGTTGGGAAAATGTCTACAAATTCATACTCTTTCAGAACAGCATTTCTGTCACCTTCATTGGTTTGACTTGCAGGTGTTGCACCTCTACCGAGTTGGAATACCTTAGCATTGACCATGTAGGAAGATGGATCTGTTGCACCAACATTGTTGTCTAATCTAGCAATAAGATTAGACCACTCTTCAAATGCATTGCGAAGTGCAAATCCTTCATCATTGATGACGGTTACAGTCCAAGTATCAATGGTTCTGTCTCCAGCAACCTTGAAAATACGACCTCTAAAAGGAACATCGATGTTAGCGATGTTTTGGGCAGGCATTGCTGCTGCCTTACACATGAATCTAAAGCTTTCTGCATCCCAAGCAATTCCGCCTGGGAGAGTTGGCATTTCTACTTCAAATAGATTGGGGCGTGCACCACCCCCAATCAGTGCTGATTTAAATTGAGAAATGGTTTTGTTTTCTCTTGAAGTTGCCATTGTTAAATCCTCCTGTTGTTATTTAGATATTATGATCAAACTCTGCCTGCTACTTCTTCAAAACTGATTCCAGTTCTGGTAGCAACAAAGGTAAGAGTAATGTAGTTGATCGACTTGGCAGGCTTCAAGAAGATGTCTGCTCTGAATTCATTATTATCAATAACATCGGGAGTGTTGTTCGATGTGTCACAAACAACCAGGAATCCGTAGATGCCTCGTTTTGCTTCAACGTCTCTCAAGTAAGGTTCGACGATGTTTCTAAAGTTTGCTCTAGTCAGTTCATCATTAAGTTCAAAGAGTTGTGATTCTGCTGCTCTTTCAAGTGCTTGCTCAACAGTGAGGAACAAGCGACGAACATTGATTCTGTCAAACGCAGATGCATGACTGAGTGCAGTTTTATCTCCAAAGAGAACCGTTCCGGTTCCTGCCTTGGTGATAATTGAATTGACTCTCAATGGATAAAGTTGATCTCTCTGTGCTTTAGTTGGGTTGTATGCCAACTTAACGACATTGTTAAGAACACCGCGTTGTGCACCAGCAGGAGAGAACCAAGGATAAGAAGTGATGTTTGTTCTTACCATCAATCCAGCAACATCGCCGTTAGTTGGGACATAACGGAATTCATTATTGAATCTGTCATACTTGTATGCGTATCCAGAATCAAATACCGCGTAAGAAGAAGATTGCAGAGGACTAAAGAAGTTAATCAAATTAGTCGTCTGTGTGGTCTTATCGCTAACACCAACCAGATCTGCTCTATGTGGTCCAACACAAGCAATACAATCTTTTCTTGTGTTTGCAATAGAAATGATTTTGTTTGCTTTTGCTTGAGATTCTGCCTTAGTTGATAAACCAGGGCCCATGAGTAAGAAATCAACTGCTTCTTCATCTTTATTAGAGACCTTATCAATAGCAGTATTGAGGTTACCAAGAGTAGCAACCATACCACTATTCTTATATTGACCAATGTCAGGAACACCAGCAGCGTAATCTTCGCCACCTTCCAAACTGTAGGTTACGTTTCCAACTGCAGAGAAAGTTACACCCTGTGCATTCTGTCCCCAAAGTCCATTAGCAGTGGTAACTTGAACAAAGGCACCTGATGTTGTGTTAAATCCTGTTGCTCTAGGATCTGTTCCATGATGGGTATCAGAAGCAGATGCAGGACTCTTACCAGCATAGATGTTTGCAGACTTATCTGCAATATACTCTTTATAGTAGATCTTATCTGGAGCATTGACATCCGAAACAGCGTCTGCTGCTTTAGAAAGATTCAAGTGCTTCTCAAGGAGGTTACCCTTAATTCCAGTGACAGAACCAAGATCATCTACAACAACGATGTGAATACCATCACCCTCACCTTGTCTATCAGTTACATATACATTAGAAACAGGTTTTGGCGCAAGTTCCTTCCAGTAAATGGTTGCGTTGGTGAGACCAAGAGTTTGTTGATCATACCAATCAACAGCGGTTGCTGGAGTGTAGAACGTGGTAGCAGCAAGACCAGTTGTGTTAACACCAGAGTTGTTTACACATCTAACGGTATCTGAGGTATCGAACGATGCATAATCAACACCTTGCTGATAATCAATCTTGGTCTCTGTTCCTGCAGAAGAAACTCTAGAGAAGACCTTAACATCAATTGTACTATTTCCGTTAGTGGCATCAGTATTAATACCAGTAATGATACCCTTCAGCATACCAGTGAAGGTTGATGTGGTTCCTTCACCTGGAATAGTGACAGCGGAGAGAGGTGCAGTAACACCAAATCCAACTTCAAAACCAGCATTGATTGGACTGGTGGTTCCAATACCAATTGTTTGGTCTGCAAGGTCGTCAATAACGCAAACTTTTAACTTGTTAGCCCAAGAACCTGGGTTCTTAGCAGCATAAGTAAAGTCTTGTGCGTTGGTGTGATTGTTCTGATAATCATCATAGTTCAGAACTTGCAGAGCATCAGTTGATGCTGCACCAACACCAGCATTAGCATTGTTCAAATCATCATCAGTTGCTCTGACGACTTTAAGAACTCCTCCATATGAAAGGAAGGATGATGCACTCATCCAATATTCGTACTGTGCATCAGTAGAAAGAGGCTTACCAAAGACATTAATTAAATCCGTCTCATTGGTAATCAGAATTGGTTCGTTAACTGGTCCAATTGGGAAAGGTCCTGCAATTGCACCAATGTTATCCAGAACATTATCTGCTCTTCCTACTGTTAAGTCAACCTCCCTAACAAGTACTCCAGGAGATAGTTGTGGAGTCGCCATGTTTTTCTCCGTGATCTCGATTTATCTAAGAATTATTTAGAATTATGAGCACTTTCAGGGGGGAAACATGACGCGAACTACCAATCAGGATATACATCTTTAATTCTAGGAACTGGGTTGTATGGTATATCTGGTTTATTTCTTTTTTCTTTTCTACTCTCAGTAACTCTCTTTACAGTACAATCTTTACATTCATATGAGAATGAAGATGCTACTGGTCCTCTATCTTTTCTTGTTCTATAAAATCCATCTACTAAATTCTTTACTTCTCCACATACCCTACACTTCCTATCTGTAAGCAGTAAGTGACCTAACTTAATTTGCTTATCAAATTCCATTAGTGATATTCCCACATAAAAGATCTGTCACCATACTCATCTGCTTTAAACCATCTATCACCATCATCATCTACAAAAGTATTATCATCTAAACCATCAGACATAAAACCAAATGGAGCCATATCCTGTTCTATTTGATTCTTCTGCTCCTCATACAATCTCTTTCTAACATCTTGGTCAGTAAGTTCTTTGAAGTAATCTTGTTGAACCAACCAGGCATAGATTACCAGACACATTGCAAGGTCATCATTGCAACCCTCTTCTGCTTCAAATGAATTGCTCTTGGAAATAAATGTGGTCAGTTCTGAAATAATCTCATAATCACTGAAGAGTAATTTATCTGACTCAATCATTGCCTTGAGGTTGAGTGCTCCAACCTTCTTGACAGTCTTACTCATCTTGACACCTAATTGTGTCTTCTTACCAGAGAATCCCTGTCCTACAATCTGACCTGCTCTACCACGCATCGAACACATTAGTAGGTTTTGATATTCTAGATCATATTGAATAATACTTGCTACCTGGTCTCCAATATCATTTACCTCACATAAGATGAATGCATTATTATATTTCTTTGCTATCTCCCAAATGATATTAGGAAACAGCATCGGTTTGATATCATTATTCCTATATTTTGCAACCACCTTATGTGGGAATTGTGTAATATCAACCACAACAAATGCAGAGTAGTCTTCTCCAACTCCTCTTGCAACATCAACTGTTATGACATAATCATGATCTTTTACTGGATCTACATATACATCCAAACCAGCACTAGTGGTCTGTGGATTTTCATAGACCAGAGTTCTTAACTTACTCGGAGCAATCAGTGTGTCAATAGATCCAAGGAACTCACACTCAAACTCAATCTTGAACTGCTGCTCTGATGTGTTAGCAATAGTCTGCTGCCGCCACTTTTCATCTCTACCTGGGACTTCAGACCAGTGAACATCTGTTGGGATATATTCGTTCTTTCCTTTTTCTGCGTCGTGCCAATATCTATAGAAATGGTTCATGCCATGAGGCGTTGAAACCATTATGACTTTCGTGCTTTTACCAGAAGTAATAGTAGGATAAACAGAGGCAAAGAACGAGTCAGCAATGTGATTCGGGACGAAAGCGAACTCGTCGAGAAAGAGGATGTTAAACGACATACCTCGGACAGCACTTGCAGACGTAGATGCTGCCAATATCTTACTGCCATTTTCTAACTCCAGAGATCCTTTGTTCCATGCAATAATACCCTGTTGCATCCACTTAGGCAAGTTCTCATATGCAGTCTGTAACCTACCTAGAAGTTCCCTAGCAGTTGCCGCTTTGTTTGCCAGGATGCCAATATTCACACTATCGTTGAAAACTGCATAGTGTAAAAGATAAGATACACAGGTAGTGGATTTACCTGTCTGTCTTGGCATTTTACAGATATTAAATCTGTTGTAATGGAAATTATTAATTAGTTTCTCTTGAAAATCATATGGTTTAAAGGGAACTAAACCTTCATCAAGA